CCGTGTTGAATAGAACGAACCGTTTTGTATGACATGGGAGGGTGCCACCCTTTGCGGTAGCACCCTCTTTTCGGGTAAGGTTGAAAAATGCGGAAATGATCGAAGCGAACCGCTTTGATCGGAACTTTACTTCGGAGCGGAAGCGATGGGAGCGGACACGCCTAGCTTGGTCCAGGCGCGGGCAGACTGGAGAAGCGATGAGAAGCGTACGGCGCGTGCGGCCGTGTCAGCGAAAACCACGATGATGGTCCCGCCCATGGTGCTCTTGGAAGCGGAGCGCATGGCGTCGCAGATGATGACGATAGATCAGATCGGCGCGGCGCTGGGGTTTCCCTTGGATGTCTGGGGAGCGATGCTGTACCACACGACAGAGATTGCCGATGCGGTGTGACGCGGCAAAGCGCGCGGGATCGATATCGCTACCCGCGCCATGGTCAAGAACGTGGAAGCAGGGGATTCCAGCATGGTCAAGTTTATGCTGGAGCGCAGCGCGCCGCAGTTCGCCAAGCAGGATGGACCCGCCGTCGTGATCCATACCGACAACCCGCTCCAGATCGATGCCGGGCGGCTTCAGGAACGCATCCGGGAGCAACAGAAGCTGATTGAAGGAAAGGCGGAGCCGGTTGCGGATCCACCATCCCAGATCTGACCTAAGCCGGTTTGTGGCATTGCGTGCATGAGCCGCCATAGATCGGCGTCCAACACCATGGGCTTGCCTGTCGCCAATGCCAATGCGGTGCGCCGCGCGGCATGACCACATGAGCGGTAGACGTTGGCTCCCATGGGATGGCGTCCTGTGCGCACGCGTCGCAGTAGATGACGCGTCCCGTAGCCGGCGCGCGATGTCCGTTGAAATAGGCCATGCCTCGAGTCCCTCTATGCTTGCTTGTGGTGAATGGATTAGCGGCGGATCACAGTCACAGACGTGAACTCTTCTCGCGCACTGACCGGCGCACCACCCATGGATCGCGTGTTGTGGACGCGAAGATGGCACGGCATCCAACCGGTTGACTTGCCCACGTTGAATCGCTCTGTCGTGCCGTCCGGATGCGTCACCATGACGCGTGCGCCTTCCAAGCCCATAAGCTTCGGGTGCAACTCCATAGGGCAGCGTACGCGCTTCTCAGCGGCATGCCGTGCGCCCTCGGCCATGTTGCGCCGGTACTGCGCGTAGGACTCGAGCGTGCCACGCTCTGCCGTGTTGCGAAGGTCAAGCCGATTGAGCCAGACAGCTACCGCGTTGGTCCGCTGTATGGTGACGTCGAAACCAAGACAGGAATAGCCATTGCCTTCCTTGATAGCGAATAGCTCCTGTTCCGTGTTGACTGTCACGGGGTTGTCTTTGGTCGGCACTGTGGTGGCAGGCATGATCTGGAGTCCTTGTGTCTGGGGCTGTGGTACGCGTGTAGCTGAAGGTTGGCAGAGCGGGTTGACGTAGAGGCTAAGACACATCTTCTCCGTCAATCTCTACCAAATCAGCATCGCCATCCTGACTTGCCTCCCCAGTTACAGAACCGCCGTTTTCGTCGGAGTCGAAATTGGCGTCAGCACAGTCAAAGATTTTGTTCAGCTTCGCACGGGCATCCGCTTCTGTCTCGGCCTTGATGCGGATAGCAGCGAATAGTTTCACATCAAACAGATATTCATGCATGGTTGTGGTCCCTTGGTTTGGGTTGTGGGTTGTCTGGGAAGGCTAGGCGTTAGCCGGTTGACTGTTCATGTGGCCAGTGTCCAGCCACGCTTTAAGCCAGCCATCAGCCCATAGGCGCGCCACATAGGTGTTAGGCGTTCCGGGGTTGTCCGATAGGGATTTGTTGGCTTGGTAGTCCAGCCTGCCCCAACGTGGCATGGTCAAAGCCGCTCTGGCGTATGTCATTGGTCGGAGTCCTCAATCGCGTCACCATCGGAATCATCTGGCGCGTAAGCACACTCAATAGGCTGGTTTGTGGCGCAGCATATCATGTCGGAGTCTTCGTAATTTATATCGCACGATACTATGCGCCACCCATCGTTAGCCTTAGTCGCTACGGATTGTATGATCTGTCGCAGGTTGGCTATGGCACCGTCAAAAGACATGGTGTCGTTATCATCTGTTAGGAGGTACAGTGGATAGCAACCTAAGTCCGTGTAATTGCCACTACGCAAGGTCGCTTTGAGTTCGTGTACCGTGTCAATTTCCGCATGGGTGTAGCGGTATTGCTTGCGGAGCGGCGGAAATTTGGACCAATTGGCGACTCGCGTATCGAACAAATCGCCATTGGACGTAATGAACAGATGGGTGGGCAAGGGACGGGACATGACGCGAATCCTTTGGTCTTGGGTTGATAGGGATAGCCAAGCCTTACGCAAGGCGGAGCGTGGATTGTGTGGGCTTTAGGGTGCTCCGCCTAACGTCAGTATTGGTACGGGCTGGAGGTGGCTACCATCGATAGCCGTTGCGTCGATTGTGCTTGATGGTAGCTACAACGTCGGGGCCGAATGCGATGATAGCCGGTACCACAACGGGCAGCATGTATAGCAGGAATATCAGAAACGTCATGACTTAGGCCTCTACCTCGCGCCACCCGTTGGGGATGTCTTGTGTGGTGGATACAACGTCCGTCACGGTCATGTCGTACCGATTGTAAGGAACACGGGCATAGGAGTCGATCTTGACTCCGTTCACCTCAACCCATGGCGACAACAGGAAATTCCAGCCAAAGGGATGATACCGCGCGAATTCGGAGTCGGGGCTGGGAGGTGATTGCGGCTTGCGTCCCTTGTGCGCCGGGTAATAGCTGGCCAAAAACCAATCCCGCGCGTCCTGCTCACTGGCTGGCTTGTGCGGCATGACCATGCGGAACGCCACGTTGCCACGGCGGTTTACGGCGGGTATCGGTCCGGCGCAATAGATCATTTCGTTTGTAGCGATACGTTCGCCACGGGCATAGGCTTGCGTTCCCGGATCGATAGGGGTTTTCGTCACGTAGCGTGCGGCGGGATAGTGGCCACCTCGAATGATGACGGTGCATGGCGTGGCTTCTGTCACGTGGGGCAAGGTCAGAAGATACGCGACTATATCCTGGGGAGGTGTCATCAAGCCTTTGTTGGGGATGGTTTGTGAGGTGGCTACGGTCATGGTCCGAGTCCTTTGGTTGTGTTTGATACTGCTATCCCAAACCATGGCGCACCATGGCTTGAGAAAGCAGGGGAGGGTTTGCGCCTCCCCACGCTTAGGCTAGGCTTGTGCGTAGTCTAGCGCCATGTCGCGCGCCTTGTTCTTTAGCTCATCCCCACGTCCGAACATGGTATTATTGAACCGATTGACGTCCGTTGTCGCGGCCGTTCCCATGGCATGGTCGGCGTACTCCGTGACAGCATTCAGCCAGCCCCATACGGTGCCACGGACTCCGTCAAGATCAGAACCAAGCCCCTTGCCCATGAACCGTTCCAGAATGCCAGGGGTTGACTTGTCGTTAGCCGCTTCGCCTAAAAGCTTTTCGGTCATGGTTTCTGCCATATCGCCAGACAGACGGGTTTCGCCGAGGTGGCGCATTTGATCCATGAACGCGGTAAAGGTCTTAGGCGCAACGCCAAGCTTGTCCTGTATCTTGGCGATGTCAAACTTACTGCGATGGCTGATTGATACCGTGCCATCCTTGTGCTTCTCAGACAGCGCCATGGCCAGCGTGTTGGCGCATACGATCCGGGTTGACGTGTGCTTGGCAACCGTGGCCAGGGAACCATCTGCGGACGTGATAAGGCTGAGATACCCGCGCACCAAATCCCGATTGTCCAACACGGCTTGTTCGCCGATCTTGGCGCATACCAGATAACGCTTGCCACCTCCAAGAGACATCATGGTGGATATTTCCAGCCCGATGCCGCGCAATAGGTTGTCAAAGAAACCGATTATTTCAGCCGGCTGTACGATCTTGTACTTGTCAGACACAATCCCCAGATCAGCGCCGGTATCACTGCGATGCAGAACGCGCTTGTCGTCAATCGTCATGACTCGGCCTTCCGGCTGGCCAGCTACCTTGGCGCGATACACCACCCGAGAGGCTTCCACGCGCCAATCCAGACCCGCCGCTTTCTCCCATTCCGTGAGGCTTGCGCCGGCCGTCATGATCTGGCCAAGGCCGTGCCAAGGCTTATCGCCGATATAGGCCATTTCCACGGTACCATCGTTACGCACGGTAAGGTCATGAGACATGGTGGACTCCTGTATTGTCAGTTAACTATGCCAAGCCACGATTGACTTGCTGATTTTCTCGGGGTTTTGCTTGCCGATTCCCGAGAAAATCCGAAAATCAATCAAAATATTCTATTTTACCTTTCGCATTACTTTAGAGGCAAAAAACCCCATTGGAATTGAAACGACAATCCAGACCGTTAGAAACTCAGTGAAAACGTGCATGGCAGGTAACTCCAGGGTTGCGGCGTTTGTGCCGTGCTCATGGTATATAGAACGGTTAGCCGTTCTGCAAGTATTTAATTGGCACATTTACCCGCCATGTCAGCTAACATGGTGTCAATAAACCAGCCTCATAGGCCGGTATTCTCTATAAATGACAAATATGTTATATTCCCTAGAACGTCGAATGTCCGACTCATCCTGCAGGTACCGTTGTATCTAGCACGTGCTCTAGCTGGCCTATTCCAGCCCCAGGAATGCCCGTCTGTGGCTTCGCCGATCAGCGGCGCACCGGTACTAGGTCTGCCATTCGAGACCCTATGCGCTGATCTGTGGTCAAGACGTGCTGTCTGGGGGCTTGTCGCCCAGGTAATGCCTCACCACATGATACACATGAGAATATCGGCCATATACTAGGGAATCTCACGAGTCTCACGCTATGAGTTAACATAATGTAGATTCTACGGTCTTCGAGCACCACATAACACATTGATTCTATTGGTGTTATGCATACGTAATGGAATGATTACCCATTGTCATGCGTATGTGACACCTCACATGGCACATAGATAGGACATTAAGCACAGGTTGTATATCAAACGCGTGATGCGAGACACGGCATACCGACACAACCATACCGGGGAGGTGGGGCAACCTGTGGTTGTTTTGGCCGGGTTTGGGGGTTTAGCACCTCTCGATTTTTTAGAATTTTTTGATTATGGCAGTTTTACATGCCAATCTACTGACACTGCCTATCGGCTCACACCCCAAATCCCCTGACACCCCATATCAGTTGACACGGCCTATCAATTACTGACACTATCAACTGACACCCCTAAACCAACCACCCCCTATATCCACTCCATAACCCCAGGAGCCACCCCCATGGACCAAGCCACCCACGACATGCACATCCGCGCCGGCACCGCCTATGGTAAAGCCGCCACCTGCGGTCAGAAGGTCGATTACCGCACAGAAGAATCCGCTGACCGATCGGCCGCGGTTATGATGCGCAAGGGCAGCAAAGCGCTGGAGGCTTACCCGTGCGCCTTCTGCCAGGGCTGGCATATCGGCCGTGCCATGACAGAGGCCGAACGCGTGCAGTTCTCGACTCCAACGCCTTAATTGACACTATAATACGCCAAAACCTATAACCACCCCAGCCAAGCCGCCTTACCACGCCCTATCCGACACCGGGGATTGATCCTGTCGGACGTATGCAGATACCGAACTGGCGTGGGAGGCTTGGCCACCAGCCTCAATCAACCCCCCAACCCAGGACCAGCCATGCCAGCACCGCCAGCCAAGCCCGATCCCTGGTATGCCGATCGGCCGAACGAGGCGAACCAGCCGCCGGTCACCATTCCCCTGTCTTTGGCGCGTGCGCTGGAGGATCGCTGCTGGGCGACAGGGGAGAACGAATGGGCGGCCTTCATGAACAAGGCGATCACAGCCGCGGGCCACACACCGGTTGGGCTCCTGCCGTCTGACACCACGCCGACGCCAGAAGAGGATGCGCTGACCAAGGCTTTCGCTAACGAACCGCACATTCTGGATTTCAAGAAGGCCTGGGCGATCCAGCGGGCGCGCGGCAACAAGCTGATGCATCAGCCGCGGTGCAGTTCGGTACCTGGATGGGATAAGCTATCCGGGCCGACGTTCCTGTGCGATTGCGGCGCGATCGTCGCCGAGTGGCAGAAGATCAGGGGCAAGCTGCCGTAAGCTTCCGTGCATTAAAAAGGGCCGCCTCCCAGCAGCCCTTACCGCTCGCCCGTTAATTGCTAATTCACACGGTGCTATCCAAGCGCCTCGCGGACCATCCGGTTCACCAGATCCGGGTCTTCCGCGAGCTTTGCGGCCAAGCACCTGCGTTCGTCGGCTGTCAGCGAAAACCATCCGCTGGCGAAGAATTTTCGGCCCGCCGGTACCGTGGCTGGGCCGAATAGCGAGTCTACGTCTTCCACATCTGCGTCCTCCCAGGTTCTGCCGCGTTCCGCGGCGATCTCTCTTATCTTGGCCACCTGATCTTCCGGCGCGGCCTTGGCTACGGTCAACAGCACGGATTGGTTGTCGGCGAGCCCGGCGGCGCGCACGATGGTTTTGGCGGCTGGTTCGATGTTCGCCACCCGCATGGCGCGCTGCGCCTCGGTGCGGTCAATGCCAAGATCGCGTGCGGCTGCATTAATTCCACTTTCGGGGCGCCCGGCCCGGCGCTGGGATTTCGACGCAAGTTGAGCCGAAACTTCCCGCGACTCGCGCAACCGGATCCACTTCGCGATGAGTTCCTTGCGCTCCAGGGCCACCAGTTCGCGCCGATGGAGGTTTTCCGCCACCTCCCACATCTGCGCCGTCTCCAGGTCTGGAGCCTTGTTGAAGGGAACGGATTCCCAGCCCAGGCGCGTCACCGCCTCCAGCCGGTTGCGCCCGGCGACAAGCATCACGGCGTTACCGATGATACCTTCGTCGGGCGTCTCCAGGTCTTTGACATAGAGCAATGTGATTGGCGTCCGGAGCCCGATGTCCTTGATAGACGACATCAGGTCCGTAACGGTTTTCTCATCTACGGACCTGCGGTGCACAGGAACATAGATCGACTCTACGGATTCGTATCCGTCGCAGGCTATGGTTTTCATTGCGATATTAAACCCGCCGCAAGATAGGGTTTCGGATTAGGCTACCGGCGGGAATATATCACTGTGCCAGTGCAGTGATCCAGAAAGTTTCTTTTGATTTTGCGTGTACGCGTTCCAACCGAGAATGATCGATGCGGCGGTGTGCACGGCGGGGTATCCGTCCACGTTCTTTTGCACGTCGCCGCGCAGGATCGCCTGATGCAGCACGCGCGCCGGATCTTTCGGACCGAGCGGCGAATTGCCGGTCATCAAAACCTCATAGAACGGCTCAAACAGGGTATCGGCGAACTTGCTCCGCTGCTTGATCAGGTAGCAGGCCGCGGCGCCGGCTGCCTGGGAAAAGCCAGGGAACCGCTTCCTCTCTTCGGTCGGTCTGCTTTCCTTGAAGCTGTCGTGGATGCCGCGGTACAGCCGAGCCCCAAGCTTCACCGACTCATGCACGTTGGGATAGCGCGCGAGCACCGGCATGATGTCGTAAGTCTGGATGGTGATGCGGGTGCGGCCGTTGAACTTGATGTCCTCCAGCAGCCGCACCGTGGCGTGCGTGTGGTCCGAATCCGCGACGTTGTTCACCTCCATGATGTCGTTGCCGGCGCGCTGCTTGTTGGTATCGATATTGATGCGGCTCGCGGCGCTGGCGCCTGTGGTCAGATATACGCCAAGGGTTTCACCTGTAACGAGGCAGGCCAAGCAACGATGCTGGCCAGTGCCCAGGTTATAGTCATCGTGCATGACGATGGCTTCCGGGTGCGCGTGGTCCCATTTCCCGTCGCGGATCCAGGTGATGACCCGCTTGAGATCGTCCAGGCTGATGTTGCGGTTGTGCTTGTTGTGTTGGAGAAGGACGTAGGCATGGGCCGGCGTCATCCGGATCGCCTGCGAGTGCAGCTTGTGCTGCGCTGCCGACATGCCGGTGAACATCTCATCGATTACCAGTTGTTCCTTGATGGTTTTGTCGAACCACTGCTGGGCTTCCCAGATCTGCATCGCCGTTAGCTTGTTGATGCCGCGGAGCGTTTCCAAAAGCTTCTCAGAGTCTCTAGGCCGAGAAGAGTTGTGTACCCGAATATGATACGCGAGCACCTTCATGACACTTTCATCATGGCTGCTCAGTGTGTATTTCTTGCTCGTGGTGGGCATGGAGAATTAACCTTTCTTGGTTGATCAAGCTGGAAGTCGTGCAACCCGGCCATTCAAGCGGGTGTAGGCTAGTAGCTGATATTTGTAATGTGGAGACAAAATGCTACATTGTCAATATCTGACACATAAATGTGCCAATAAATGAACACACGTCTCATTTCTAATTCTGTTCCTCTGCCAACGTTGCAGCGTATAGCTCAGTTTGTTAGAACGGAGGCCCAACGCCGCAAGCGCGGATTGGGTTTCGGATACGGTGATGACAAAACCGCAGAATCGCTGATCGCCCAGGCCGACGCGTTTGAGGCAGGCCTGAATGGGACTATCCCGCCGCAGTGGGAGTCCTATATATCTGAGGCTATGCACAAGGACGATCCCGAGTTTGACTTGTACGTGCGGCTGAAATCCAAGTTTGAAAACCCCTAGCAGGACACTCTAATGCCACATAACTCAGTACAACTTCGTCGCGTTGCCGAACTGGCGTTGCTGGAAGGCAACCGTCAGATACGCGCCGTTGGCAAATGCGGCTTGCCGAACCCTCCGCGTGAGGCAGCCTTGCGTCTGATCTCTCAGGCGGAAGGCTTTCTGGCGGCGTTGAGCGGGAACGCGCCGACCGATTGGCGGAGATTTGTGATTGCTGCGGCCCACGAAGGCGATCCTGAATACGCGCAGTATCTGCGCCTGAAGGAGAAGTTCGATGGAGAATAATGCAGTGCCTGACACGGCCGATGCGCCGGTACCGCCGAGGCGTGACCCGTTTCCGGCGGCCTTGTTCGCTAACCTCGCCGGGCTCACGCCTGATCAGATCGGGGCCACGGCGCAGCGCGTTTGGGCCACGGCCAAAACGGAATCCGGCCGGACGGCCAAGCCGGAAATCCTCGAAGTTTGCAAGATCCGTGAGGCCCAGGCCGTGGCGGTGATCGCGACGCTCAGAGGCACCGTGCTCATCGGGTGGGAGCCTGACGCCAAGGAAGTGCTCATTCGCTGCGATCCTGAATGGGACACCTATCAGCGGCTGAAACGGAAGTTCGGCGACCGTTAGCACGCACAGTTGAGGATAGAATGTCAGGCACGACTCCAGCCGATCATCTGAAATGCCGCTACTGCACGTGGATCACAGCGAAGTGGCTCACCAAGAACGGCAAGCGGACATCCGGCTGGAGCCGGCTTGAAGCGCATCTGGAGGACGCGCACGGCATCATCGCCAAGCTATCGTCAACTTCAGAGGACGATTGACTGAGCCGAACCCGTATGTCACATATATCTGCCACTTAACCATTAACCAGGACTCGTCATGAAACAACTCACTATTGACCTTATTGATATCGGTCTTGAGCGTGCGCTTGCAGCCCTCGAAAATCACTCCGTTGGCAGTGCGGACGCACTTCCCGTCCTGCACGCGATCGAAGTGATCGCCGAAGCCCGCAAGGCCGCGGCGTTAGCCAGTATGGCCCAGGACGTGCACGACATGGCCCAGACGCTTCGCGCCTTCGGCGCCTCCAACCAGTTCGCGTTGCTGGCGGATCTCGTGGAAACAGGACTGGCAGCGGCGGTGGTCGGGCTCGACTCGGAGATCGGCAAGCAGGTTGATCCAGGCTCGCGCGCCGCCGCCACGCTGCTGGCGCGCATCGCCAAGATGGGAGGGAAGGCATGACGGCCGCGGACGAACTCAAACGCATTGACGGCTATATGGGCGGCCGTATTCCCTATCACTGGGTGGAGCAACGCGACGGCAAGGCCGCTTTCTTCATCGGCTCCATGCATATTGGGTCCGCGAGCTTTGACGGCGCCACCGAACTCTGGTCCTGGCGCAGCCAGTTCTTTAGCATACCGCCGCACGCGTCGCACAAGTCTCTGGCGAAGTTGACCATGGACGTGGAGCGTGCGGCCGGCGTGCGCCACGTGGAGCCGCCGCTGACGATGGTTGTCAGAGAGGCGGCCGATGTCGCGCAGCGTTGGTTGCAGACCTACGTCATGCAGTTCGCCGACGCCCAGCCGATCAAGAGCGCCGACGCCGAATCCTTGGCCATTGCCATGTATGGGGCCATGGATATGGAGACGCGGGCCAACCAGCAGACCAGCCTGCGCCTGAGCGTGGATATGACGGTGGAGTCGCTGGCCAAACAGATCGGCGTCAGTGAGGCGGCCCTGTTGAGCCATATCGGTCAGGCGAACAAAACGCGCGTGCGCAGCGAGAAGGGGGCAGCCTGACATGCTGACTCTCGGCCCTGAGTTCATCCCTCTCCAGATCAACTGGCGCCAGTCACCGACCGATCCCAACATGCTTGTCGGCCGCCTGGGTGAAATCGTCCTGTGGAAAATAAACATCGCGGGCGACAAGGTGTTTCTGCGCAGTACCACCATCAGTTCGATTCCGGTGGAGATGCAGAAGCTGCGGAAACTCACGAATGTCGAGATGATGCAGCCACTGCCGTTCGACACCGTGGATCAGGCGAAGATGGCGGTGCAGATCTACGTCGCCGGTATGCGGGTGAAGCTACCAGACCATGACGATATGCGTGAGCGGAGCACCGAGGCCACGGCGGCGCTGGTGCGAATTCGCGACGTGCTCGCCGGCTGCCCGATGACCGTACCGATGCCGGGCTCGTACGACATCATGAACGGCAACGTGAGCGTCGCGGCGACGGCTGACCGGATATGCACGGCGGTCCGCGTCCTCTGCGATGCCTGGGAGCGACGGCCCAAGGTGACGAAACTTGAGCCCAGCTTCCCGCCGATCCCCTGGCGTGAGCAGGTTTGGCGCTGGGGACTCCTCGCCACGCTCGCCATTGATGTCGCGGTCAACATCCTGCACTGAGGCCTGCCATGCTGCACCAAAAAATAGACAGTTTCAGCGGCTACCATGATTTTCTGTCGAACTTCTTTCCCGATGATATATGGATCAAAGGAAAGGCCTACAGAACACTTGAACATGCTTTCCAGGCGGCGAAACATACTGATCCTGTATTTCAGGAACAGATACGGTTGACGCGTGAACCCGGCGCCGCGAAGCGTTTGGCGCGCTCCAAGCCGGCCCGTGACAACTGGGATTACATCAAAGTGGGCGTCATGCTGGAATTGCTGCGCATGAAGTTCGCCGATCCTCGCTTGCGGGCGATGCTGCTGGATACCGGTGATCTGTATCTGGAGGAAGGCAACACCTGGGGCGACGAGTACTGGGGCACTGTGAAGGGTGTCGGCAAGAACATGCTGGGGCATTTGCTGATGCAGGTTCGCAAAGAACTCAAAAAGACCAAATCAAGAACAGAGATGGAAGATCTGCTGAATCCGGCGAGCATCAAATGCGACGACCAGAACTGTTCCAACTACAGGAACATGCGCGGCGGGTGCGATCTCTGCGGCGCGCCCTGTCTCTAGGCGATTTCATTTGTATCGACCGCGCGACCAGCGCTATGGATAGAGCGTCGGTTGCGCGGTACGGAAATGATGACGCTCGCTGAACACATCCTGGTATGTTCTGGGTTGGTTATCTGCATTCTGGCCATGATCGTGGTGGTGCGACGATGAGTTTTCCTGTTCCGCCGGGCGGCCGGACGACCAAAGAGCGCATGCGTCAATTATTGGACGAGGCGAAAGCCAACGTCAAACGCCTGGATTCCTGTCCAGGACCACACGATTTCCGACAAATCTCCGCGAAAGTCTTTGGTGGGCGCTGGCAATGCGCGTCCTGCGGTGGTGAAGTCGATACCGTAGCTTACGCGTGGTATATGAAAGGACTGATCCATGGACGATCTACCCTCTCCAGCGCCGGACGGCCCGCGTGCTCGTCTGACGGAGACCTACCGTCAGGATTTGATGGGTGTGGCGCGGACGATGAAGATCCATGCCCAGCAACTGCTGACGAAGGCGGAAGCTGCGGAGCGGATGCTGACGGAGGTGATGTCTGAGTCGCGGCCGATCGGCGTTTCGCATGAACAGTACATGGCGGCCTGGAACAGCCGCATGCATGACGTTCTGCACGCGGCCGATCGCATGGCGGATATCGACATCCCGGAGCCACCGGAACTGCTGACAGGCAAGCATGGCAGGATCATCGTCATGGATGACCTGGGTGCTGGGGTCGCGGTGGCGTCGCACACCCATCCGATGCCGGGCGACTATACGCAACTGGAGGCCTACGCCATGACCTGTCCGATGCGCCCGCGTTTGGCAGGGCTCGCGCCGTCGCCGGTCTTCAAGAATGCCAGTGGTGAGCGCCTTGGCAAGCCCAACGAAGAACCAAGGCCGGATGAAATCTGCGTCGGCTATGTGCCGGTAACCCATACGGGCCGGTTCCAGCCGCAGAAACTGAGCCACGATGGCAAAAAACTGTCATTGGCGGCGATGTACGGCGGCAAGCTGCATGAAAACTTGGTGCAGAGTTTCAGCCAATTCGTCGGCATGGACGTGAATGACGCCAAGGTGCAGATCACGGCGGAGACTGTCGCGTTGGTCAGCAAGATGCAGGAAGACATGATGACTACGCTGGGCGTGGCGCCACACTGGGACATCCCTGACCAACGCGTCATGGTGGTGGCGCCCGGTACGGCCGGCGCTTGCACCGACGCCGAGCGTGAGCAGATCGAACGTTCTATGGCGGATCCGGCCATGCTGGAGCCCGAGCGCGCCCGGCTCGAGTCGCTGGGGTTCAAGGCGGCGCCGGTACCGACATCGGGCACCACGCGAATCGCGGACATGGACGTGACGCAGCGCCTGCGAGAGATCCAGGCCGATCGCGAGGCCGCGGAGAAGCAGACGGCACTGCCGGCGGAGGATTGGCGGCACAACGGCGCGTGTCCGATCTGCAAGACGGGCAAGGTGCGCTATGACACCTCGTACACCCGGCTTGGCTGCGAGGATTGCGGCGCCCAACCCACCTGATTTGACCCTAGTATCGTGGCATGAGACAGTGCCACGATACGCAACCCTGGATGAACCATGCGCCCTAGACTCTACCTTGCCGGCCCGATCGGCGGCGAATCCTACTCGGCCGCGACCGATTGGCGCGTGGCCACCACATCGGTGCTGGATGGCGTCATTGACTGCTTCTCGCCGATGCGCGGCTTTACCCATCTGAAGGGTGAGCAGTCCATCTCCGACACCGTCAGCCTGAGGGCGCCGCGCGTGCACACCACCAAGGGTGTGATCAGTCGCGACCACAACGACGTCCTGCGCGCGGACTGCCTGCTGGTGCGCCTGCATGGGGCGAAGAAGATCTCCACGGGCACGGCGATTGAACTGGCCTGGGCCTATCACCTGCACAAGCCGGCGGTGGTGTGGATCGAAGACGGCGACGAGAATATCCACGCTCAGCATCCGATGCTGGTGGAGACGTTCCGCTGGCGCACGCCGTCCATCTCCGAGGCGATTGAGATCGTCAGAGGGGTTCTCCTGCCATGAGTTTCATCACGCTGTTTAAGGCAGACCGCGTGAAGCTGGTCACGACGCGGGCGGTCCTCATTCAGTATGACGGGCTCCGTGAGATCTGGATTCCGCGGTCTGTCATCGAAAACGGCGACACGATCGCGAAAGACGATGAAGACGTTGTTGTGCAGGAGTGGTTTGCCGAACGAGAAGGTTTGGAATGAAACTACCACAACGCCATCACAAGTATGACCTGTACCCGGCCGATCCTTACGCGGCCGTGGCGCAGTTGGTCATCTGTGTTAACGTTGTGGTTTTGATTGTAATGGCTTTGATCGGCGTTTGGAAATTGGCGGGTGGATAATGTCGGACTGTTCTATCTGTGGGCGCCCCCAGTTCGACACACCGAGTGGCGTCACCTGTGAAAATGGACATGGAGGTGCACCTTCCGATGGCTATGAACGCTTTGATGGGATACCTGACGCTGGGCCTGATGACATGCCTGTCGCTGCTGATTGGGATGGAGGTCGCGGTGCGTCGCCGCCGCTTGCGCCCGGCAAGCTACCGCCGCAAAGGTCGCGCGATCCGCTGAGCAACATCGTCCTTTCGGATGAACAGCAAGAGCTATACGACAACATTGACCGGTTCATCGGCGATCCGTTTGCTGGCGACGTCTATCACTATGATGGGCTCGCCGGCACCGGCAAATCTGTCGTGTTGGCCAAGGCCGGGCAGAACAACCCTGGCTGCATGATGGTGGCGCTGTCCGGCCGGGCGGCGTCGCTCCTGCATCAAAAGTCAGGACTAAGCACGTCAACCATCCACGCGGCGATCTACAAGCTGATGCGTGAGATCGAATTTGACAACGGCAAGCGCCAGATGGAATGGCGCAGCGCGCATAACGACGGCGCACTGTCCGGCGTGACGTTCCTGCTGGACGAAAAGTCCATGATCGGGCACCGCATCGCCCGCGACATCCTGCGTACGGGCGCGCGGATCGTGGCGGCCGGCGATCCAGGCCAGTTGCCGCCGATCCAGGATCAGCAGTACTTCGTCAACCCGGATTTCACCCTGCGCCAGATCCACCGTCAGGCGCTGGAAAGCCCGATCGTGCGGCAGGCGCACCGGGTGCGGGCCGGCGAACGCTACCAGAACGATGGGTCGAACTTCCGCGTCGTGGATCGATTGCCGCGTGACGAGTTGATGCAGGCCGACATGGTGCTCTGCTGGAAGAACACCACGCGCGTTGAGATCACCAAGGTGATCAGATCCATGAAGGGTCTGGCCAAAAACTATCCGCGGGCTGGCGAGTTCGTCATGTGCCTGAAGAATGCGCCTGACTATGGCCTGTTCAACGGCGCCGTCTATACGCTGACACGAGACTTTAACAACGGCGACAATGTCATCTGGCTGGACTACGAAGGAGAGGAAATCTACGTTCCGAACGTCAAGTTTGAAGGCATGGTCAACACGGTGCCGGTTGGTGACGTGGTAACGACTAGCTTCACGTTTGGTTACGTGTACACCGTTCACAAGGCTCAGGGCTCCGAAGCGAAGAGTGTAGTACTCGTGGATGAGTATGCTATGCCTGATTTCGCGATCGAGTGGCGTTATACGGCCATTACGAGAGCGCAAGAACGTATCACGATTATCCCACACTGAGAGGTTCACGATGAGCCAGTACCCTACGGTCTACCGCTTCAGCGGGGACGGCTCGCTTTCTCAACTCGGCCTGCTGCCGGATTGGCTCAGCTTGGTGGTTAGGGAAGCCAATGCGACCGGCGAATGGGAAGACGCCATGGAGGACATCGGCAACTGCAAGATAGTTGAAGCCTACGGCGTTACAAATGAAACTTTAACGGTATGGCGCCGTAGCGGTGATGAATGGCTGGTGGAGTACCATGACTTTGATCGGCCTATCATGATGATTCACATCCTGGGCGGCTTGGATTTCTGGAAGTTCCAGATGACACAACTTCATGTTCTTGCGCAGAAAATCATGGTGGCAGATCGCTACCACAAGGATATTCGGTCAAATTGCGGCCTAGCGACGGATGAAGAAGAGGACGCCGAGACCGACGCGGATAGCCTATCAAAATTGACACGTCCGACGCGGATGAATTGATAAGAGAGAAGTGATATAGCAGGGCTCCACGCAACAGGAGCCCTGAAATGCCTTCGCAGTCCCGAGCCCAGCACAATTTCATGGAGATGGTGGCGCACGATCCAGGCGCGGCCAAACGCACGGGCGTACCGAAGAAAGTCGGCGAAGACTTTGCAAACGCTGACAAAAAAGACGATGGTTACAAAGACCGCGAGCATGTCGCAAAGAAAGCGGCAGAGCACGGGATGAGCCCTGAAATATACAGGACGTTGTACGGCATTCGCTGAACGTTCTCTTGCGTCCGGCGGATCTGCCTGTACAGTCCGGCCGGGTTTTGCATTCCGCAATTCCTTTATCCAAAAATGGAGACACACCTGATGAGATCAGTGGTGACGGTCTATCCGATCGGCTCCCAAGTCTCTGGCGTGCCTTTTGTCGTTTCGGGAACGATCAACTACTATCCGACGATCGATGTCTCAGACGATGGCGTGAATTTCGATGATGCCAATGTGGGAGGATCGGCGCTGTCCACCTCCACGTGGCATTTCACGCACCAAGGCATGCCGGTCGGCAACTACACCTTCCGCTTTGAGTCCGGCGACGGATCATCCGGCGTCGTGACGTCCAACCCGTTCGCTGTCGTCAATCCGCACACCATCACGCCAAACGCGCCAACCGGCGCCGTGGAAGGCGCGCCGTTCATCTTCACCGGCTCGCTGGGCAACTACGCGCAACCGCCCAACCTCACCGCGGCAATCGACAGCGGCACGCCGTTCGCGCTGTCTGGTGTCAGTGCCAGCGGGTGGAACACCACGCTGACTATCGAGACATCCGGCACCCACACGCTGACTGTCAGCGATGGCACCTTGTCTACGACCACCGCGGCCTTCAGCGTCGCCGCATCGGGCGTGGCGCCTCCGCCGCCGGTATCCGGCGTGGTGTGGGATGCAACGCACAAGTCCAGCACCATCGTCCTGTCCAACGGCAGCGGCACGGCGACGTCCAGCGGCACCGGAGCCCAGTCGGTTCTGGCCACCGTGCCGGTCCCGGCGTCCGGCTTCGCCGCCTGGGAGGTCATCGCGAGCGCGGTCACCACGGATTGGGCGGCTGGCGTGGCCGATCGCAGCTACGCGCTGGATTTCGGGGGCGGCCTTGGCGGCGATCAGCACGGCGCCGGCTACTACATAAACAGCCCTCCGGAGGAAACCTGGTACAACGGCACGTTGGTCAACGGCTCCAGCGGGACCGATTCGACCGGCGCGGCCATCTCGTTCGTCGCGTCCGGCCTGCAACTCTGGGTATCGACGCCGGAAATGCGGGCGAACGGCTTTAACTTCAACAATTCGACCACTGCGGACCCGGCAACTGGCGTCGGCGGCATCAACGTCTCCGGAATCGGCCTGCCGTTCTATCCGGCGTTCAACGTGCTGGAGACTGGCGCGTCGGCGACGATCAACGGCGGGGCAAGCGGGGCGTTCTCGGCCTTCCTGACCACCTACATGGCGGCGCACACCGCGATCAAGGCGCTGGACGGCACGATTGTGTCCGGCGGCGGATCGTCTGGCGTGCCGGCGGTTCACACCATAACGCCGGTTTCGCCGGGCACCGTGACGGCCGGGCAGGCGTTCACCTTCCACGGCACGATCAGCGGCTATGGCGGCACGGCACCGACGCTGCTGTACGAGGTGGACAACGGTTCGCCGGCCCTGGTGTCAGGTGTCACGGCGTCCGGGTGGTCCATGACGCTGAACCTGAGCGTCCTGGGATCTCACACCCTGCTGGTGACAGACGGTGCGGTGTCGGGTTCCACCACGGTGGTGGTCCAGGCAGCCTCCGGAACCGGCGGCGGCGGAGCCAATGGCATCCCGCGCGTGACGGCGCCGTTGACGGGCACGGTCACCAAAGGCACGTGGCTGCAAAATCAGCGGCTGAACGTCGCGGCGATGCCTCATGGGTTCATCGCCTACGATCTGTTGCTGCCGGCGCAGTACGATCCGAGCCTCGTCTATCCGATCATGGTCTACGGCCATGAGAATGACGAAGGCATGAACGGGGGCTCGTATCCGTCCTCCAATCTGGCGACGGAAAATGGGGCGGTCGGGCCGGGTCTGAGCGCGGACTCGTGTTTCAACACCGTTGCATTCAGAACGGCGTTCCCCTGCATCGTGGTCGTGCCGTACTGTGACCAATCTCTCGACACCTCCGGTGCCAATCCGAATGCTAACTTTGGCGGCTACGCGGATACACCGGATAGTGGCGGCAACGAACAGGGCGTGCTGGCGCTGGTGCGGTTCCTGCAATCGACGTACAGTGTGGATGCAACGCGTATCTACATCACAGGCGACTCGTTGGGCGCGATCGGGGCCTTGGCCCAGATGGTGGACAACAACGCCTATGGTACCGGTACTGTCAACCACGTGTTCGCCGCCGGCATGGGTTTTTCCGATCAGCTTTACCGGCCGACCATTTCCGGTGGATCGAACAGCCCCGTCATCCAGGCGATGAAGAACGTCCCGTACTTGGCGATCGGCACACCCGACGACAACAACGAGGCGATCTACGATCAAGCGGCGTGGCAGGCGTACACGGGCGGCGCTTCCTACCCGACCGCGGCCAACTACACGTCAGGTGGCGTGGCGGCGCTGAACGCACCCGGCACCCAGTTCTACTATCTGCATGACGCAAACGATGTGCCGTGGAATGACGGCTATCGCCAGTTGGATGCGGACGGCGGCAAGGGTACCGCGCTTTATACGTGGCTGTTCGACCAGATCGTCAGCGGTGTGTCGGTCGGCACAGTGCCGGCACCGGCCGCCTCGGCTGGGTACCACACGATCACCTACGGTCCGACCATCGTGCTGGGTAAAACGGCTGATCCGGTGACCAGTTTCCCTGAGTTCTCGGGTTCGGTGAACTGGGTGCCGTTCACCTTCTATGGCACATCGTGGGCTTCGATCGGTGCGGTGCAGAACGCGGACGGCTCTGTCACGTTGGATGGAACCGGCCAGACGTTCGGCAACGGGCTCGCCACGGCCGCGGCAGGCGACGCCAACCTGACGTCGGATCGTCTGTCCTTCACCGGCACGGCCTTTGGCGGCGGCTTCTACGTTGAAGCTGTCATGAAGGGTGACGGGCCGATGTCGTTCTGGGCGAACGATATCGAAACCATGAATGGCGTCTCGGTGAATGCCGGGCCGAATGCATGGGCCGGTCAGGTGTCAGGCTACGGCGATTGGATCGAAGCGGACATCGCGGAGTTCGACACGACCGGATCGTACGGCATCGCGCTCCACAACTGGTACGGAGCGGTCGGGTCCAACAACGATGTCAACACCGGCTTTGCCAAGGTGGCGCCCTCGCCGACGCCTGATTACACGCAGTACCACACCTACGGTGCTCTGTGGGTGCCGGCGACGGTATCGGGGCATGGTTCCTTCAAGTTCTATTTTGATGGAACGGAAGTTGCGGAGGTAACCTGGGATCAGTTCAATGCTGCGCTGACTCCGCCGCCGACCGCTCAAGCCTCTGTCACGTCGGGAGTGCCGCAGACGGCTGGCGGCCTGACCGCGTTTGGCGTCATGGACAACCTGCATCTCGCCCTCATCATGGGCGCGGGCAGCGGGAGCACCGTGACGTTCAAGAGCGTAACGGTCTGGCAGCGGGACGCCTCGAAAAACCTCGCTCCGTCCGGCACGATCATCCCGCCGCCGTCTGGCGAATCGAGAGATGGCACGATCGTCAATGGTACGACCGGCCAGCTTATCGACAGCCAGAACAACGTCTGGGCGATCAACGCTGGTGGCGTGATCACGGTCAATGGCACGCCGGACAACACTACGGGCAACGTGCTGCGTCTCGTCTATTCCAACCACACGATCTGGCAGCAGAACGCGGATCTCATGTGGTGGAACAAGACAAGCGCGGGCGCGTCGTGGACGCCGGCCACCGGCACGTCAACATCGCCGTTGTCCAACGCGGCGCCGTCATCGAACAAGGCCACGATCACGGCGCCGACTGCCACCGTGCTGACGGATGTCTCGGGCAACGCCTACGGCATCAACAGCGGGCAGGTGATGGTCAACGGCACGGCAGACTCCAGCACGTCCAACGTGGTGGAACTGGCGTATGTCGCGGGCGTCATGTGGCAGGAAACCGCGTCCGGCGTCTGGTATGGCAAGTCCAGCCCGACCGCGGCATGGTCCCCATCCGGCGGTACCACGACGTCGCCTTTGGCGTCGGGCAGCGGCGGTGGCGGAACGCCAACCGGCCAGTTCCATATCAGCGGCGGCAAGATCATCGATCCGAACGGAAAGGTGTTCATCGCGGCCGGTGTCAATATCTATGACACGGATCTGGCGGGCGCGATCACGGGACCGGACTGCAATCCCCTGCTGTCCACGTTCCCAGGCTGCAACTTCGTGCGGGTGCCGGTCTACGCGTACCAAGATCCCTCTTTCTTCGCGCAGCAGATTGCCTGGGCGACGGCGAAAGGGATCGTGATCGAACTCGAAGACCACACCAACACCAGCGGTGGCAACGCTGGCGGCAATGACCAGGGCGGTGTCATCTTCTCTGGCTCCAGGCTAACCCAGGAACTGAACTGGTATGCGAGTTGCGCGGCCTATTATGCGAACAACCCGTATGTCTGGTTTGGTACCGACAACGAACCGGCGACGAAAACCAACGCGAGCGGATCTTCGGACCCGAACGCGTTGTCCTCGTGGCAGCAGCAGACCTACAATGCTGTGCGCAACGCGGGCTCCGATGCGATCGTGATGATTGAGGCGGTGGGCTGGGATACGCCCCAGTCGTACGGCCAATACATCACACCTTCCTATTTCACCGGCATGACGAACGCGATTATCGACATGCATGTGTATGGAGAGGCCTATAGCGGCACGACGGCGAGCAACATCGCCAGCGTGATCAACGAGAACATCGCGTACATCCAGGGGAACCAAACCTCTGCGGATGGCGTGATGCCAGTGCTGATCGGAGAGTTCGGCAACGCCACGGACGGGCAACACTTCGACTCGAACGGCGCGGCGACGGTGACGGCTGTCACCCAGGTGGCCGGTGCCAACTCCGCGGGTTTCGCGGCGTGGAACTGGCAGCCCGGCAACGGCGACATTGACGCTCTGCGGAACGGCAATGGCAGCCTGACGGACTACGGTCAGCAGATTGCGACGGGCATCGCGGCAGCGGCAGCCAATCGCAGCTAAGGCAGAGCGGGAAACCGCTGGCTAAGGCAGGGCGCCAGGGTCTTCGGACTCTGGCGCTTTTTCTTTCACCCGTAGGTGACAATTTTTAGACTTGCACGACCGCGCAAAATGCGCGATATCTCCGCCTGTCGATAGCGTGAGCCCACGGATACTTCTGGCATGTTGTAAGCCCGTGAGCGATTAAACTTCGACAACAGTTTTCGCTGGATAGCGTAGAACTCGGTTGCATCGGTCTGATAAACCGTTACGGGCTTGCGCCCGTGGCACTGCCGGGATCGCCTAACCTTCCGGCGTTTGAATATGTGGGTAGCGTATGTAGCGGTTACTTCTCAAAAACTTTGGGTCGGTGGTTCGAATCCACTTCTGTCATCTTCGGGTGGCGGGTAGCTCAGGGGTAGAGCAAAAGTCAAACAAGGTCCGTTGCAGTCTGATCTCCCACTTTTAGTTTGCGTATGGAGGTAGAACACGAAATACACTGGATAGCGTTAGATTGCGGTTACTTCTTTGGTGAACCACACCGTAGTCGATTGATCTTCCGGTAGTAAACGATGGATAGCGTAGAGAACGGTTACTTCGCATCTGGAGCGCGAGGTCGTTGGTTCGAGTCCAACTCCGTCCACCTTTCACGGGCGGGTAGCTCAGTCGGTAGAGCGCGTACTGTTACTGTTGTCGCCTGATCTTCCATCACTCGCTACCGGCTCACTTTCAACAGGAGCCAAGCCATGCGCCTAAACCGAGCCGTCAAGCAGCCGCCGATCGTTACCCATGAGGGTGGTAAGGCCTCTCGTATCAATCTGGTGCAGCAACTGCGCCGGTCTGTCCTCTCCTGCATGCTGTGGGAGAAGGAATTTTACGAGGATGGCGACACGATCTCTGCGCGGATCCGCAGCCTCATTCCTATGATTTCGCCGGCTGTCGTGTCGGCCCTGGCGATCGAGGCGCGCACCAAGTTTCATCTGCGTCATATCCCGCTGTTTCTGACCGCGGCGCTGGCGCAGACGGCTGCCGGCACGTCGATTGTGTCGGAGACGCTGAACGGTGTCATCCAGCGCGCCGACGAGTTGTCGGAATTTCTGACGATCTACGCGCAGATGAACGGCGTCGCGCCTGACAAGATCAAGCCGAAGCTGTCCAATCAGGTGCGCAAGGGCCTCGCGGCGGCCTTCGGCCGATTCGATGAATACCAGTTGGCCAAGTACAACCGCGACGCTGTGATCAAGTTGCGTGATGTGCTGTTTTTGTGCCACGCCAAGCCGAAGGATATTGCTCAGGCAGCGCTGTGGGAGCGGCTGATCAACGGCAAGATCGCGGTGCCGGACACCTGGGAAGTCGCTTTGTCCGGGGGCGCCGACAAGAAGACCACCTGGGAGCGCCTGCTTGGCGCCAACCAGCTTGGTTACCTCGCTCTGTTGCGGAACCTCCGCAACATGCAGGAAGTCGGCGTGGACCCGAACCTGATTCGTGAGGCGATCTTGGCGCGTCGGGGCGGTGCTGATCGGGTGTTGCCGTTCCGGTTCACCGCGGCGGCTCGAGTCGTGCCGGCGTATGAGCCCGAATTGGATAAGGCCATGATGGCGAACATCATGGCGCTGCCGAGTCTGCCGGGCCGGACGGCGGTGCTGGTGGACGTCAGCGCCAGCATGGACGAGCGTCTGTCGGCGAAGTCGGATCTGTCTCGGTTGGATGCGGCGGCGACGCTCGCTTCCATGATAAACGCACAGGATCGTCGGGTGTTCTCGTTCTCGACACAGGTTGTGGAGGTGGCGCCGCGCCTGGGTATGGCCGGCGTGGATGCGATCCGGACCAGCCAAATTCACCATGGCACGCATCTGTTTGATGCGGTGGATCTGATCAATCGGACGGTACCGCATGACCGGCTCATCATCATCACCGATGAGCAGGCGACCGGGGCGGTGGGTTTTGGCTACCGCCTGGGCGGGACGCTCCGGAGCATGCCGGCGCCGGCTTGTGATCATGGCTACGTGATCAACGTGGCGAGTGCGCTGAACGGCGTTGGATATGGTCCCTGGACTCATATCGACGGCTTTTCAGAGCAGGTGTTGCGCTGGATCGCGGAATACGAGGCCGCGGAGGTCTGAGATCCGGTCATGTCACCATCTGACCTGATCACCGCTGGCGAGAGGTTATTTGGCGTGCACTGGCGCCAACCTCTCGCCGACTGGTTGGGGGTGAACATATCGACGGTGCGGCGATGGGCATCGGCCGAGGTAGCGATACCCCGGTCTGTGGCCATCGCCATCACCCTACGGTTGAAACACGAAGGATCGCCTTGACGCTGCTGGTTGCGGTGCTGATCATGGCGGGTGGTTGGGGCGCAAGTTCACAAAGCCGGTGGCGTTGGAGGGTTCATGGCACCCGCGGCTTCGAGGGCTTACCTCCGTACTGCGACCGGGACCAAAGTGGTAGTCAAGCCCGGAAGCGACACCGGATATAACCGGGCGGGAAAGCCGGGCGCTTCGTAAAATGGAGCCGGCAAAGGTAGGTCACCACGCTAGAGAGGGTGCGATGCACTAACCTGCATTGCACCCTTTCATTCTATTAAGTGGCATGTTATAGTGACACTTAATGGAGGGTTGAATGTCCAGTCTCTTACGCCCGCAATTCGTTGTTCCAATTCCGTTTTTCATCTGGCTTGGTATCGCCACGGCCTATAGCTATGCGGTGGTGGCCGGGCTTCTGGTGTTCGGGATATACTGGCTGTTCAAGCGCTATTTGATCTGGGCGCTGGATGTGCCGAACAAGGCCTGGGAGAAGCACGGGAAAGGCTACTACACGGCGCCCGGTAACATCCTTGTTTACGATCCGAGTGACCCACGCGCCGGCCGTTGACGCGGCCCTAGGTCTTTGCCATAACACTCGAACGACGGTCGCAAGACCCTTTGACATTGACCATGTCGGCTCTGCCCACGCATAGGTCACAGTTCATAGCAGTGTCGTCTAAGGGGCTGGTCCTTCGGGATCAGCCCCTTTTCATTTACGAATATCTCCGGTTGGCTTAACTTTGCGTGACACGCCACTCGGAGTCCCCGATGTTTGAAGACCAGGATTATGCGCTGTGCATGGAGTTGCCCATCTTGGTCAAGGCCAAGACGGAAGGCGACAAGCGCATTGTAGAGGTGGAAGCCTCCAACGAGCAGGTGGATACCGAAGGCGACGTCATCGAACAGAAGTCGCTATTGGATGCCGGCGCCGGATTCTGCGCTACCGGGCATCTCGATATCGACCACCTGTCAGAGATCGGCGAACGCCTGGGTATCCGGAATCCTTCGCAGTACATCGTCGGCGTGCCGCTGGAGGTGAAGGATCTCGGCAAGGGCCGGACCGGCGTGCGTGGTGAGTTGAACAAGTCGGCCAAGGCGGAAGAGTTGTGGGCCGGGCTCACGATGGATCCACCCGTGCGCTGGCGCGCTTCGATTTATGGGTTCCCGAAAGCTGGCATGATCGATGACATGCGCGTCAGCAAAGGGCCGAACCCGACCGGTGCCAAACGTTACGTGGTCAAGGGAATCAACTGGCGTTCCTTGGCATTCACCCGGAACCCGATCAACGACAGCATCACCGGTAACGCACACATCGTCACGGCGAAAGCCATGATGGCGATCATGAAAGCACGTCTAGGGCCTGACGCTTTGGCGGCGATCGAAAAAGGGCCATACGCTTCGGATATGGTTGGCGGCCCGGTGAATCCGATGGATTTCATTCTTCCGCCCAGAAACCGCGAAGAACTGATGGGCCACTTCCACTACCAGATGAAGGGCAATCGGTCACCGTACGCCAATCCGGACCTTGGGTACTCGGTGTCTAATTTTCAGAACCACTTCCAGTACGTGTGCGGGTGCGCCTCGTGGGAAGCAGATCTTCTGGCAAATGCGCTGATGAATTTGTTGAAGCGTGAACGGCGCGATAACTGACGCGCATTGGCACCTGTGACTGTCACGGAGCCGTGTCATATTGACATGCCCAAAACATAGTTGCAGGTTTTCACTTCTCTGTGGTAGTCAGCCACGTAGTGATTCGCATTTTTGCGACAGCAGAGGTACGCATGAACGTCAAGACAAACGCCAATCGTCCGTCCATTGCGGCCCTATTCGCTGGGTTCAGCAAGCTGGTTAAGGCGATTCCCGAAGACAAGATGGAGGACATGAAGGACGTCCTCGACATGTGGAATGAGCCCGGTGGCGAGCACAAGAATCCCTCCGCCGCGGAAATCACCACCGGCCCGGCTCAGGCTGCGGCAGGCCACGGCGCGGAGAAGATGATCGGCGAATACTCGCAGCCGGCGCCGCAGCAGGGCATGACCCAGCAGTACCAGGCGTTCGATGGCATGCTGCGGGACTTCGGCAAGTCGTTCCAGGCGCAACTGGCCGCGACGCTCAATCCGGTTCTGGCCGGGCTCCAGCGCGACAACACCCAGATCAAGAGCTTCCTCACCGGCATTGCCCAGGTGGCGAAGGCCGAGGAAGAGGCGAAGGAAAAGGAAGCGGAGGAAGCCAAGAAGGCAGCCGCGACCGTCACCATCGATCCGGACGGCTTTTTGGGCAAGGCACAGGCCAAGCTGGTATCCGCCAAATCGCTCAGCAATGCGGCGTTCATGGCTGGTATCGACGGCGATTTTCCGACCGTCAAGGCCAAGCTGACGGAAGCCCGCACCGTGCTGAAGTCGGCCACTGCCCTCATCGCCAAGGCGATGGAGGAAAAGGAAGATCCGGAAGCCGAGTGCGAAAAGGCCATGACGTCGGCCAAGAATATCGGCAAGGCGCTCAGCAAGGCCGAGGACGAGGACAAAGAGCGCGACGAGAAGGAAGCCGCAAAGGCCAAGACGGCAGCGGAAGCCGAAGCCACCGCCAAAGCAGCGGAAGCTGAAGCTGCGGCGAAGGCTGCGGCAGCCGGCGGCACGGCCGATCCGGCGGCAGCCAATATCGCGGCAACCGCGGCGCAGATCAAGGCGGCCGGTGAGGCGCTGACGAAGGCGGCCGAAGGCAACGCTGTGTTGATGGGCAACATCGAAATGGTCATGAAGGCCCTGATGGGCCAGTCGCAGCCCGGCGGCGCGACGGCGCCTGTCATTCAGAAGGGCACCGTTGAGCCGTTCGATCCCAAGGTTCGTGTGGCTGCCGCTCTGGAATCCCAGACCTTGAGCGGTGACGACACGATGAAGGCGCAGCAACTCCTGCAACAGCACGGTCTGGTGAAGGCCGGGCGCATGGAGCAGAGCATCTTCGACCGAAACCTCTCTCTGGCGGTGCCTGCCGTCCAAGCATTGTTTGCGGCGCCCGCGGCTGCCGCGGCGTAAGGATCAACATCGGCCTCGCTGCATAAGCGCGGAATTCAGGAGTCATACATGAACGTCGCGATGCAACAGAACCCTGTGTTGATGAAGGCATATCAGCAGGCCGTTGCTGCTTCAAATGCCCTCATGCGGACGCATGGGGAGGGTGAGATCCAATCGTGGCTGGCGGCCATGGCGTCGGCACAGGCCGTGGCAAAGACGGATGGTGATATCCGCACCATGGTCATGGGCCACGTTGACGCGACCGACGAACTGCGCCGGTTCGAGGGGCCGATGGGGCATATGAATGCCCTGGCGCGCTTCCGTCGCGAAAATCCCTTCGCCAAGTCGCTGCCGCGTGGCAGTGAGAAATACGCCGACATGGCGGGCGACAATGCCATCATGAAAGCGGATCTGGACGTTGGCACCCTGACCAATCTGGCGCAGGTGACCGGCGGGCAGACGCTGGGCTGGATTTCACTCGACACGCGTATGGCGCGCAGCACAATTCGGCCGGGCAGCTTCACGCTGTATCAGATGCTGAAGAAGACCCGCGCCAATCAGATCGTGGATTACTGGCCGTCCGCGACCAGCACGGGTGGCGCCCTGCCCGGTTCTGCCTTCAATTCGTACGGCTCCGTGACCAACGGCGCGTTGGCGACCAACGCCGGCACGTACGACATGAACTTCATCACGCTGAAGCTGGCTCTGGACGGCCGCGCCATCACGATGGCCCTGGCAGCCCAGAACTCGTTTGTGAACGTGGCGGAGCAAGAGACCACCAATGCGGCGCTGTCCCTGCTGTCCAGCATGGATTGGGCTTGCTACTGGGGCGATCCGACCATCTTCCCGAACCAGCCGCAGGGCCTGTATGGGGCGATCGTTTCGGGCGCACCATCCGGCAACGTGGTGGACTTCCAGCAGTACAAGGTAGCGATGGAGTCGGGCGGCTTCAGCGACCCGGAACTGCTGTTCAAGCTGATCTTCCAGCAGGCGGCGGAAGTCGTCGGGTTCAACCGTTTCGGCGTCATCACCCACGCCTTCATGGCGCCCGACACGGCCGGCGATCTCCAGGGCATCCCGACTGGAATCCTGAACGCGATCGTCAACGGCACGAACCGCATCGCCGACCATCAGGCGCTGGTGATCAACGGCAACCTCCAGGGGCTGAATACCCGCTTCGGCGACATTCACTTCCCGGTGGACCTGCTGATGGTCTCTCGTGATCTGCCGGCCCAGGCGATCACCGTTCCGGGTGTGTCTGGCAACGCGGCCAGCACCACGTTGACCAAGCCGACGTCGGTGACAGTGGCGGTATCCGGCGCGAACGCGGCCTCCGACTGGTTCGGCGACTACATCGCGACGGTGTCCGGTGGTGTGGTCTACGGCGTGGCCGCGGCCGACTCGCTGATGAACGAGTCCACCCTGACGTTCTCCGCGGTGACGTCGGGCGTGGCGGCCGGCGGCGCCTACGTCGTGACGGTAACACCCGCCAACGACACCAACGTGATCGCGATGCGCGTGTTCCGGTCCGGCATCTACGCATCTGGTGTGGCGACATCCACCGATCCGAATTCGGTGCGCTTCATCGGCACGATCGTGGTTCCCAACGGCAACGGCACCAACCCGGTGACGTTCACCGATTTGAACACCCACATCCCAGGCAGTGAGACGGTCTTCCTGCTGGATCTGGACGAGGAAGACGACGCGTTCGACTATCGCTACCTGCTGCCGCTGACCAAGTTGGACCTGTTCGCCAACAATGCCTACATGCCGTGGGCGGTCACCAGCATCGGCGCGCCGCGGGTTCGCATTCCGCGCTTCCACGGCTTGATCACCAACTATGTGCCGACCACGCCGACCTTCAATCCGCTCAATGGAACGAAGTTCCGGTAAGCTGCCGGCGACGGATAGGTGACAGAGACGCCGGGTTGAAAGACCCGGCGTTTTCTATATCAGGGCAAGATCTGACGTGCAGCAGGGAGCCCGCCACGTGCCTACCCACAACAACGAAGATGTCACAATCCGTAGACTCCTGGCTGAGCATGAAGATCGACCGCGCGCCTATCGGTTCCCGCGGATCTACCTGGACGTCGGCGCCCACGATCCTCACACGACATCCAACACGCACGGGTTCTATTTGGAAGGGTGGCGCGGCGTTGACGTGGAACCCCTGCCGGCCTTGGCCGCCAAACTGCGTGAGGCGCATCCGGAAAACCACGTGTTCCAATGCGCCGTGGGCGACGTGGATGATGGGCTCATGAGCCTGTACGTTCCGGATCGGTCGGATATTCTGGGGCTCGCGACGTTAGATCCAGCTATCGCGGTGCGGCATGTTGAGACCGGGTTCGGCCGGTTTCAAGCGCAACAGGTGGAAGTGCACCGGTTGGCCACTATCCTCGAATCCATTGACCTGGACGGTGAAGATATCGCCTTCATGAGCATGGACGTGGAAGGTTTCGAGGCTGCGGCATTGCGCGGGCTGGACCTGCGCCGCAATCATCCTTTCGTCTTGGCGATCGAAGCGACTATACCTAACACGCGCATTCCTTCCTGGGCGACCTGGGAGCCCTATGTTCTGGAGAACGGGTACGAGTTCGTTGAATTCGACGGCTGCAACCGGTTCTATCGTTTGAAAGGTTGACCATGCAGATTCGAGCCATCCTGAAGCGCACCAGTACCGCATACCGGCGGTGGCGTGCCCATAAGCGCCGGGCCGGAAAACTGAACGGCGTGCGCTTCGTGCTGGTGGGGCAGGACTATCTGACAGCCTCCAGCCCGACCACGCCGGATGAGATTCAGGCCTTGCGCCACAACTCCATGGTGTCGCTGGAGATGATGTCGAACCCACCGGCCGGCGTCGTGGAAGAAGCTGGAATTGATTCCCTGTTCCAGAGCGGTGACGATGGCGACAACGACGGCCAAGGGGACGGCGGCCAGGGTGATGGCGACCAGGGCGATGACGGCCAGGATGATGGTCAAGGCGGCGACGCCGGCACCGATCAGGCAGAACTGAACGCGCTGTTCGGCCGCAATGTGCCAGACCAACCGCCGCAGCCGATCAAGCGCCGGCCCGGCGGCCGGACGTCGTCGCGCACTGGAGCCTAAGTCATGGGCGTACCCGGGTACATTTCCTTCTGCTCGCCCGGCGCGGCGTCGGTGGTATCCGGGCGCGCACTGTGGAACTGGGACATCACCAATCCGAACGAACCGGTGGTCAAGAGCTACAGCGGCAACAAGGCGACCAAGACGGGCCTGGGCGTCACGGATCTTCAGCAGGCTGCCGGCGTGCCTCTGGTGTACTACAACACTGACCCGCCGACGCCGGTACCGGCGCCGCAGTTGCTGGATTGGATCCGCGACGCGGAGGATTGGGTTGAGCAGGAAACCGGCCTGCTGTTGACGCCAACCTGGATCGCGTCGCCGCCTGAGATCCAGCCGTATGCCGCGCTGTCCACTGGGACGCCTGTCGCGTCGGGAGGCTGGGGCGGCCAGCGGCAGGGGATCGATTACGATTTGGCCGACGCCGGCTACGATTTCATCTTCGATCGCGCGCAGGATGACGGCTGGGTGGTGCAGCCCCTGCGGTATCGGCCGATTCGGAATGTCCACGTCAGCGCGGCCGATTTCACCGCGGTCAAGAACATGGCCGGAATCTACCCGCTGCTGAGCGACTTCTTCCGTGTGCCGCCGACGTGGTTTGTGGAAGACCAGGACTACGGCATGCTGCGCATCGTGCCGGCCGAGAACGTGCAAATGCTGCCGATGTTCGCGATGCAGCTTGCGTTGATGGGTTTTGCCGAATCGGTACCGGGCGCGTGGCATTTCCAGTACACCGCGGGGCTCACGGCGACCGACTACAGCAGCCGATTCCGCTTCATCAAGCGCCTTGTCGTGTTGGACGCAGCGATGCGCGCTCTGAACTCCATTCAGAGCACCGTCAACATGGGCCTGCTGCGAACGTCGGTGCTGGTGGATGGCATGCAGACCCAGTTGCAGTACCCGGAACAGGGCGCCTTCGGCGCGCAGATTACGGCCTTCAGCAAAGAGCGAGATTCCCTGATGCACACGGCCCAAACCAAGGTTATGGGGCCGTCTCTCCTGACCCTGTGATATACCACACATTTGTGATTGGAATCGTGTCGTTTTAGCTAGGATGCGGCATGTCCAGCTTGCCGCTATTCCCCGTCCCGTACATCCCGAATTTTGGACGGCGACTCATGCCGCCGGCCCTGACGAACGCCACGATCCGGAACAACGGCCTGCGCTTGCAATGGCTGCAAAGCCATCAGTGCCCCTGCACGTACTCGACTGAGATTCCAGGCTCCCCTGATCCCGCCTGCAACACCTGCCACGGCCGCGGGCGCTACTGGGACAGCCCGACTCCGGATGGAAGCTTCATCGGGCTCGTCACCTTCATGCACACCAGCGAGGCGGCCGACGAACCGGGTGTCACGACCAACCCGGCGATGGGGCAGATCGCGCATGCTGAGCCCACCATTACCGTTCCATCCGACGTGCATCCAGTATGGGATCTGGCCAGTGAGTACGACGCCTTCGTGGAGACTGACGCGATCAATCGTTTTGAAACCGTATTCACGGTGGGCGATAATCAGATCCTGCCTTACCAGCAGAACCTGGAGATCTTGGACGTCACGACTTACGATCTGGCCGCTAAGGAAGTGATTCCGCTCACGTCCGGCAGCTATGTGGTGTCGGGCGCCTCCGTGCTCTTGCCCGGCTACGCGGACGGCACGTCCTACGTGGTGGCCTACAATGCCAGCCCGGTGTGGGTGGCGTTCCGCCGGGCCGGCGGCTTGGCGCACAATCGGCCGTTCGGTGCGGGCGTCGCACTGCCGAAACGCTACCGCGGCATGCTTCTGGACGTTTGGACTCGAGCGCAGAATAATGGAGGCCTTGGCCAATCCCGGTCACCACAAGGCATGCTCCCTCCATGATCCACATGTACGTTCAGGCGCCGCCCCAGTACGAGAATATGCAGTTGATGGGCGACAGCATAGCGCAGTTGCCATTCATCTATGCCATGTCACAGAAAGACAAAATCGAAATAACCGGAGGTTTTAACGTCCATGTCATGGAACTGACAAAAGGCTGGAATGTCGAATTCCAGCCTTTATTTGACCGGGCTGATGGCTCCATTCTGCTTTACGCTTCGGAAGCGCTGAGCACCCACATCCAGACCGGGCGCCGGCTCTATATGGGCCAGTGCTATTTCAGACAGAACGGCCTGGAGGTTCCGGATCTTCCTTTGTCGGCACCCTTGCGCCGCACGCCTGTGGACCTCCCGCCGGGCATCATCATCTCGCCGTATAGCGTCAGCGACATGGGCGGCAACAAGCTTTGGAGCCCAGAAAGCTGGATCGCGACCATCCAGGAAATCCGCCGGGCCGGCTACGTTTGGCCGGTGTATGTGCTGGGCAGCAACCGGCGTGATGACTTCCTGCCGTACGAAGCCGCCGGTATGGTCAAGGTGTTCGACAGGCCGTTGTCTCAAATTCTGCAACTGATGCGGGAATCGCCCTGCGTCATGACGTTGGACACAGGCACCAACCATTTGGCGCATATCGGTGGTGTGGAACGGCACGTGATGCTATATCCCGCGTGCCTGCCTAATGCCTTCGCCGAATCACCGCGAGCCATTCATGTGCGCGGCCCACGCCCGAACATGATCACACCGCGCCAGATGGCAGAGGCGGCACTGACGATGTTGCAAAAAGGTGCACCATGTGGCCAGCGTTTGTCGCGTATCTCTCCCGCTGTGGCATTGAATTCGACATCAGCATCAATGTCCTCACAGGCGGCAAGCTAGGGCAGACTGTCAGCTACCGAGTCGCCGACGCAGACCGCGAAGGCAAGCGCTGGGGCTGCGTGTTCTGTTGGTTTTTGTACTATTTCGTGCAGCCCGATCACTGCGCGCTTCAGTTCGTCAAGGGACCGTCCACGTTTTGGACCTACATCCGCGCCGGCATCGCATTCGGGGTGGCCATTGCCATCCTGGTTGGTGTCATTGGCGCGCTGTACGTGTTCATCACTGGGCATCCCTGGAACATCGGACGGCCGCTCTGGACCGGCGTCCTCATCTGGGCAAGCATCCTGCTGATCATGGCCGTCGTCAGTCTGCTGCTGGGCCATGTTAAGCGGGCCTGGACGATGTTCATCACCGGCTGATGCCCGGCCGCACCTACAACGTCTACACGAACCTGCCGCCCGGCCAACTTCAGGACGTGGCGGCAGTGTTCTATTTCACGTGGCTCGCTTTTGCGATCGGCAAGACGGATATTGGCGGCAAGCGGTTGAAGCACCCGTCCGGCCGCTACGCCGCGGCGCTCCGCGTGGAGAAGCGCGGCGACAACCTGATTTCGATCATCGCCGATGACGACGCGGAGCCACAGGTCGGCATCATTGAGGAAGGGCACCCTGCCTTCAGCTTGAAGGATCGCATGCTGGCGAGCCCGAAAGCCAAGATGTCGAAAGCCGGGTACCTGTATCGCGTCCTCTATCTGCGGCCGGATCAGCAGGGCGAACCGCCGGCCACCATGTTGGATAAGGTGGTGACCGAAAACGACGCGATGAATATCCCCAAGATCTGGGCACGGCCGCGCCCGTTTGTGGATCCGAACAGCCGCGGCCCGTTCACGATGTCTAACAAGCCTGGGTCATCGCCATGGCGAATCCCGGCCATGGTGGCATACTCACCTGCCGCGATCCTTGCGGCTGAGATCAGGCGGGCGTACGGTAAGCGATGAGCATCACGGGCGAAGCCGGGACAGACCCGAAAATCGGCTGGGCCGTGTCGCCGACCGGCGGCATTGTCACCTTGCGCCTGGGCTCCAACGCGGACTCAGAGACCTGGACGTTGACGCGGGGTGTGGTGTCAGGCGGCGTCGTGGTTGAGTCCACGACGCTATTTCAATTCCTGGATACGCCGCCTTTGGTGTTCGTGGACATCGGTGACCAGCTTCAGACGCCGTTGGACCCGACCAAGCTGTACCGGTACACGTTCACGACGGTGTCAGGTTCGGTGAGCACGGATGATCTGAGCCCGGCGGTGACGCTCACGCTGGAGCCCGACAGCCTGACCCAGATCCTGATCCGCGCCTTGCAGGCAGGCCTGCGGTCCCTGGTGATTCCGACCGAGTTCAAAAAGCGACCGTCCGTGTTCCACGCGATGCCGATGGGCAGCCTGCCGCCGCTGCCGTTCGTCAGCGTGAATGACACATTACTTCAGCAGGACTCGATACCGATAGGCCAGAACTCTGTACCGATGAATACAGAGAACCGGTATGCAGTCGGCGGTCTAGCTAACCATGGCTATACTATCGCTATATTTACAACGACGTCACAAGAACGGACGTTCTACAAGAACGCCGTGATCGGTATTTTCACGGCCGCGCTCGGCCCGATCATGGAGGCGATCGGCGAAAACGCTACGCACCGGTTTATAGCCAACTCCAGCCAGATGGTGAGCGAGGATACGCAGCCTGGGTTCTACTATGTGGAGATCGGACTCGAGATGGTGGGCAACTTCCAAATCGGCGTGTCCACCCAGTACGGTGTCATAAATGAGATCGATTTCACCGACACGAACACCGGTGATGAAGTGATTGTGCCTCCCCACTGATCGTAGGACTATTGCGGCGCTACACTGGTAAGTGATAATTGCGTGGTGGTGTACACCGTCTTGGAGCCAATCCTGTGGTCCAGCCGCTCGCGATTACGCTGAACGCGTATATGTCCAGATTGGCGCTGGGCGACAAAAGGCGCCTTCAACTGCGTGCGCTCCTGCGCACCAACGGTGGTCAAGTCCACACCCCTGCCGAATGGGATGCGCTGATGGCGGAAAATTCAGGGCGCCCGTTGCACGACAAGCCCCTGAGAATGACGGCGCGGAGTTAAGCTCATGCCCAATGCAAACGTCCAGTTTCAGGGCCAGATCTTCCCGATTCCCGGCTCATACGAGGCGGATAACGTTCAGGCCGCACTGCCGGCGAATCCGGGCCTCATCCCGCCGCTCATTTTCATCGCCTACGGCTACGGCGGCAAATACCTGACGCCGAAGTCGTACCCAGGCGGCCTGGGGCTCCAGACGCTTCAAGATGACATGCGTGGTGGGCCGGGCGCGAGCTTCGTGCCGTTCATCGCCAATCCGTCGCCCGTTCTGTTTGGTGCGAATCAGGTCACCTACATCAACGTTGGCGACAACACGGCGTCGACTCTGACGTTGAACAGCACGTCCGGCACAGCACTGCTGAACCTGACATCGGCCGATTATGGGCCACCGTCCAATCTGCTCCAGGCCGAGGTGGATGCGGGCTCGCAGGCAGGTGTCCAGATCACGCTGGTGGACGGCTACAACAACGCCAACACCCTGCAAGCCGACAACCTGGGTTATCCGTTCTCTGTGGCATACACGGGCGCCGAGACCACGGCGACGTGGACGGTATCGGGTTCGGCCACGGAGATCGTATCGCTGACCCTGTCGGACGGCGCCGTGTCAGGTGCATCGATCACCTTCCCGCTCGGGACCGGTCAGTACAACACGGTGCAGCAGCTTGTGGAAGCGATCAACGCCGCTTCGCAGCCGTTCATCGCCCGCGTCACGGCCAATCAGAGCAACGCGCAGCAGCCCACCAGCACGCTGGACGTGGCGAATGGCACCTTGGCAGAACCCAATGCCGGCGCACCGCAGTACGTGTTCATTCCAGGCACGAAGGGCGGTATCAATTTCTGGATCAATCGGTTTGCTTCGAGTTTGGCAACGTCGGCTATCGCGCCTACAGCGTCCGGCACGCTTGGCGTGGCATTGCCATCCGGCACTCCGGCGACGCACTTCAGCGGCGCCACGGCGGTGGCACCGACGAATGACGACTATATCGCGGCGTTCGGCGTCGCAGCCACGATTCCCGGCTGGGCGATGTTCGCCGATTCGAACGATCCGGGCGTGATCGCGGCCGGCGTGCAGTCAGCGTTCGATTGCAGCCAGCCGGCGGTTGGCCGCCCGCGGCGTTTCATCTCGGGTTCCAGCATCGGCGACACGGTGACAGAGGCGCAGACCCAGGCTCGCGACATGCAGGTGATGCAGGGAACCTACGTCTATCCCGGCATCTATGCCACTGACACATCCACGGGAATCAACACGCTGTATGGTGGCTTGTACGCTGCCGCGGCCGTTGCATCCATGATGTCGGGCAACCTGATCGCGCAGCCGTTGACCCAGCAGCCGCTTTTTGGCACGGGTGTGGAAGTGCCTCTGACCCTGGGCGCTGGCGGTGAAATCGATCTGCTCCAGCAGGCCGGTGTAATGCCGGTGTACATCAGTTCGTCCAACGGCCAGCCGACGATCGTGTCGGATTTCACCACGTGGCAAACCGACAATAATCCCGAAAACGTATTCAACCAGCAGGTGGCGTGCCGGCAGGCGCTGGCCTATTCTCTGTCGCAGGGATTGCAGCCGTATGCCGGTTCGATCGCGTCGCCGTTTGGCCTGACGGCGATCAAAAATGCGACGAAGTCCATACTGAACCAGTTGATCTATTCGCCGGGCAACAACGGCATCCTGGTGAGTTGGGACGCCAAAAACCTCAAGGTGACGTACACGGGCTCCACGCAGACCGTGAACATCCAGGTACCGGTGGTCTTCGTTGGTCAGGTGCGGTTCATCTTTGAGTATGTGCTTGTGCAGCCTTTGAACCTCGCTGCGTAATCAGGAGTTGTAACCCGTGCCCGGATACAATCAGCAGCAGCTAAACTACAAGGTTCTGAACGGCAACGCCTGCTCGCTGATGATCGGCGACCAGTTGATTGGCTTCGCTCAGACGGTGTCGCCATCCATCGATATGGGCGCCGAAGGCCTCTATGGTATCGGCTCGGCCAAGCCGCAGGAGATCCAGCAGCTTCGGTTCACCAACTCCATCACCTTGGACAAGTTCAAGTTGACGGATGAGGGTGTCGCATTTTTTGGCGGCAGCACGGATCTCGCCACCATTCTTGCGTATAATCAATTCAACATCTTCATGTTGGATAACGCGGGTGTGGCGTTCCTGTCATATGTCGGTGCCGTTGCCGGGACGAACAACACCAGCATTTCGTCCAACCAGCCTATCACCGAAGGTGTGAGTTTCCTGGCGCTTGACGTTCTCGACAAGGACGGCAACTCTGTGCTCAACAGCAATTCTGCCGACGTGTTCAACACGCTGGCGAGCGCTGTGAATCTGCCGCTCGTAACGCCGGGCGGCTAACCGCCACCCGGAGTTTCCATGAACGCCATTTTGAATCAGACCATCGAACTATCGTCCGGTGGTCATAAATTCGTGTTTGCTGTCCCGACTCCTGTGGAGCGCGCCCGGCTCGGCCTGCGGGAAGCCGGCCTGCGTCGCCAGTTCGATCCGGCCAGTGGCGGCTGGCCTGACGGCATGGACATGGACACGTTCAACCTCATCCGCGGTTTCGCCGTGCTTCAGCTTTACCTGCGGCAGACCGACGCCGAATGGGTGTACACGGCGACCGACAAGGGCGAGCCGATCGTTGACATCGATAAGTTCCCGGCTGGCAAGGATTCCGTGATCATCGAACTGGGCCAGGAGTTTCTGCCCGCCCTGGCTCGATTTCACGGAGAAGGGTCTAAATCTGGACGACCCGATATTCAAGAAGCTGTGGACCGTAGCTAGTATCCAGGGGCATTTTGATCCCTGGCATCCGAATCTGCTGGCACGGACCGAAGCCCAACTTGACGCGATCCTGGAAGCCTACAGCGTCGATTACCCGAAGAAGCTGAACTTCGTGCGCGAGTCGACACGGCGCGAGCAAGAGCGTCCCTTAAATGAGATGCGTGGGTTCGCGAACGTGCTGCTCGGCGATGCGAAGGCCAAGCTTATGGGCAAGGTGGCGTTCAAGCTGCCGGCACGGTTCCAGGGTCCACAGATGGGGAAGATACCCCAGGCGAAAGCTACCGCGCCGGGCGCTGGTCATGTATCATCCCCGCCGCCAAGGCGGAGATGATGCATGCCTACCATCAATATTCATGGCAATGGTGGCCAGTCTCCCGGTAGGCCGGGCATGACATCGTCCAGCGGGTTCGATGCGGCAGAGCGCCAGAAGATGCAACAGGACCGCTCGGCGCTCCAAGCGGCGCAGCGTAAGGATCGCGATTACGGTCGCATGGAGGCGGCCCAGCGGGCGCAGCAGCGCGCCTTGGATGCGGAGATCCGGTCCTGGGAGAACTACAAGAAAGAGGTGGAGCGGGACGCGCAGCGCCGGCAGCAGAGGCTTGAGCGGATCCGCAGGGCTGACGATCGGTTCCATGACCGGTTGGAGCGCCAGCAGCGTGCCTACGAAGTCTCCGACGCGTTGGCTATGGACCGGCAGCGCACGCAGCGCCAGCGCCAGCAGCGTGCCTACGAAGTCTCTGACGCCATGGCAATTGATCGGACACGCACGCGGCGCATGCGTGAGGAACAGCGCCTGCGGGATCGTTACGATATCCTGCAAACCAAATCACGCGATGTTCTGACGCCGGCAAACTTCCGCACGATGACGCGTCAAACCGGAATTCTGGAGCGTGACGTCAACCGGTACGCGGCGCGCTACGGCGGGGCGCCGGGCTGGGCCGGTGGCATCGGCGGTATGCGGACCGGGTTCGGCTCGGAGATCGGCGCCTTTGGTGTGCAAAACGCGGTGCGCCTGGGCGTCGCCGGCCAGCGCGCCGCGGAAAACAAGGACTGGGTTGAGCTTGCACGCATCAACCAGGAATTGAAACGTATTGAGAACATAAACGCTGCCCAATTGAACAGCCAGCGCGCCATGTCGCAGGAGCAAAAGGCGAACGCACAGCGCATGTTGGGCGCCGTCGCCCAGGCGCGATCGCGGATCGGCGCCGGGCGGTCTGGCCACAGCGCCGTGACGAACGCCATGGGCAGCATCAGCGGCATGCTTGGCATAGCAGATGAATTCCCTGTCGTTGCAGGCGTGATGGGAGCCGCCAAGCTGGGGTATCAGGCATTCATGCTGCCGGCGACGATCTCCAGCTACGCGCACGGACTGGCCGGGCTTGCCAAGCCCTGGGACCAGTTCGTTATGG